CAGCAGCAGTATCTAATCTTAATCCGGCAGTTGCGCCTGTACCGCTTCCGCTAGATACCGTCGTCCCGCTGATAGCGCCTGCGGTGAGGCTGTTGGAGCCGAATGAGGCTGCGCCGGTAGTTCCGACAATGGAAAATCTATTTTGAAATGCTGCCCCGTCAAAGGTGTCTATGTAAAAATTACCTGTAGTACCTTCTCGAATGCTAGTTGAAGCTAAATAGAAGTTAGAATTGGTAGAGGGCGTCGAAACTGTATCTGACTGCTTGTTAGAACGAATCACTCCCGAACTATTAAGACTCGTCAGCGTCCCCAAGCTCGTCAGGCTCGAAGCCGTTACACCCGCAGCAAGCGTAGCGCCGCTAAGATTAGCAGCAGGGAATGAGCCTGTAGTAACAGTCCCTATCGTCGTCAGCCCTGTCATTGTGGTGACTGAGTTCTGAGTGGCGGTGGAGAGGGTGCCCGTCAGCGTAGTAGCCGACACAGTAGCAAAGCCTGTTACCGTAGCCGTACCCGCGCCTGTGACTGACTTACCAGTAGGTATGCTTATACCCTCACTGAACGTCTGCAACGCGGTCCAGACATTCGCCGCTGATAGGCTCGAACCGATCGCGTGCTCCACGCCGTCGTTTAGCACAAAACAGAGCACGCCCGACATATTGAAATACACCGCGCCGACGTTGGCGCCGGGTGCGCCGGGGTTGGTCTGGTAGGTAAAAGTCGCGTCGCTCATGATGTTCCTTTCATGCTATGTCCCATTCAACGTCGATGACAAATATCTCGCCGACGCCGGCCGCGCTGGCGGTGAGTACGTCGGTATGAATTTTCGGGCCGGTTGCCTCGACCATCACGGCGCCGTGACTGTTGATGGTTCCGGCGGATGTGCGGTATATCCAGGTGCCGCAGCTGCTCGAGTCATTGATCACAGTGCCGCTCGGCAGGGTAAAATTGAGCCGCGCGTTGCTGGTGGAGGTGAAGCGGATTGTTCCCCAAAAGTGTTTATTCACGCGCACATAGGTCGCCGTGAGCAGCGTGTCGGTGCCGCCGCCGCCGGCGATGGTCGGCGTCCAGGTGCCGACGACAAAGGTATCGAGCGCGGTGCCGCCACCGAACGCGATGTTATCCACCGCCACGGCGCCGGTCAGCGTCGGGCTGTCGGAATAGACAAGTTTTCTCCATGCAGCGCCGGTGTAATACTCAAGGTGATCGGTGACCGCGGCCAGTTCCCGATTCGGAGCGGCAAGTGCGCCCGTCGGCGTCGCATCCACTGGCCAAAAGCGGATATGTCCGCGCGCACCATGATCCGCGGGCGCGGAGGCACCTCCAGATGTGCCAACACCGACGCGCAGAGACAGCGGTGCGACATCAATACTTTGGTCACCAATCTGTAGATGAGGCGGTACGCCGGCGGCTGCGCCAGCTTCGGCAATCAACACCGCGTTATTGCCCGCATCGTACATCTTGAGCGTGTTAGTCGATCCGTCGATGACTATGCGCTTACCCGTCCCGCTCGCGGTCTGCATCGTGCCGCCGGTGATCGTTGCCCCGGTGATGGTGCCAGCACTAATAGCGCCGAGTGTTCCCGATGGCGCACTCAATAGCCCCGCGAACGTCGCCGCACCCGTTGCGGCGTCGAGTGTGAACGTGGCCACGCCCGCAGCCGCTCCGAGGATGCCGCCCTTATGGATTACCACACCCGAGCCGCCGGTGATCGCGCCCGTGGTCGCGTTCCAGGTGATCGAGCCCGCCTTTAGTGCGCCAGCGTAGTTGCTGCTCGCAAAGTCGAACCCGGCGAGGATCGATTTGGCCGAGGTATCGAGGCGCGCGTTGACGATGTCGGTCACGACGTTGCCAGAGCCATCGATGCTATTGGCCAGCGTCAAGGTGCTGCGCCCGGAGACGGTGCCGATGAAGTCGAATGCGCCCGAGCTCGCCGTATAGCGCAGCACGCTCGCATCGGAGGCGGCACCGACGGCGAAGCCGTCCGTGCCTAGATACCAGCCGGCGGAGGCGCTGCCAAGCGATCCCTTGCCGTAGCGCAGCGTGCCGGCGCTGTCGATGGTCAGCCCGGCCGCGGTGAGCGTGGTAGAGCCCAGCGTCCAGCCGCCGACGGTGCCCGATGTTGCAGTGAGGACCCCGGCCGTATTGACGCGGAAGGGCGCCGAGGCCTTGGTCGTTCCACCGATAGCCAGCATGCCATCCGCGCCCTGGTTGAGCCAGAGCTTATTCGTGCTGCCGACGACGATCTCGCCCGCGGTGATGTTCCCTAGATCGGCGCGGATCGCCGCCAGGTTGACGAACGCGCCCTGCACCGCCGCGACGAGATTGGCGGCCAGTTGTCCGGTGGTAACGCTGCCCGTCAAACTGGCGAGGTCTATCGTTCCGCCGCCCGCATTTTGCAGCACGCCCGCAGCGGTGAGCGTGATCAGCGAATTCGAGATCGCGGTCAGGTTGCCGCTACTCGCCCCGGTAATCCGACCGGCGTCATCTACTCCGATGCTGGTATTCGTGTTCGAGATTACCAGCCGTCCCTCTACTTGCAGCCGCCCATCGACCACCAGGCGCCCGGATTTTGCAAGTTCCTGCCCGGCGGGGATAACCGTTGTCCATCCTGCCGGTATCGTGGTAGCAGTGAGAGCGCGGTCGAAGTTGGGCGGAAGATAGAACGTCTTGGGATAATTCGTCGCCGGCGTCGCGTTGGCCGATGACACCCCGGCGGTCGACACCGCCTTGATGTGAAAATACCAATTTCCGGCAACGAGCGTGGGCGAGCGCATATTGAGCGGATTGAGCGTCTGCTTGTTGCCTGCGCCGATGGTCTGCGATGCCCAGGCGAGATTCGTCTGGCTCGCGCGGATCTCGTAGTGCGAAAGGTTGGCGAGGCTGTAGTTGATCTCGTCCCAGGAAAACGTGCGCGTGCCGTCGGCCTGCTCGGTGACCACAAAATTGGCCACGTCGGCCGGCACCGCGAACGGATCAGGCAGGTTCGTATCGGGCGCGAGGTCGATGGTGGTTTCGTCCGTCGATGCCGTCCAGGTAAAAACCGCGCTCGCGGTCTCGCGTAGCGTCAGGTCGCAGCCGATGCGCATTCCGCCGCCAGAATCCTCGAACGTAAGCCCGGATTGCACCACCTCGAACACCTTGGCCGTCCATCCAGTCAGCGCAAAGGTAAGGCTTACCGTATCCCCAGGCTGTAGGCGGTAGCAGTTGAACTTGCCCGGCCACTCGACACTGATCTGCTGGCGCATCTTTTCCAGCTCGATCTTGGCGATGCGCTGCGCCGTGGCGGCGCTCTTGGTGAATGGCAGCGACATTTCGCGCCAGGAGCGCTCGCCCTGGTCCTCGCCCTGGTACTGGTCGATTACACCCGTTCCAGTGCCCGCACCAGAGGCGGTGAAGGTGAGCCCGACCGTATTGGACGCAGCGCCGATCAGGGTGAAGTCGGTGGTGCCGACGCTCACAATGGTACATTGCGCGCTGGCGGTGATGTTGGGCGCGGTGATCTTGCGCGTGACCGGCGGGAAGTCGGACGGCTGCCAGAGGTTGTCCTCGGAGACGTAGGTGCCCTTCACGCCGTTGGCCGAATCGGAGGCCGAGAGGCGCGGCGAGATATGCGGCACCGCGCGGCAATCGTCCTCGGTGAGGGTGATGGTCGGCGCGACGTCGCCCGCCGACTGCACGCGCCACAGGCCACCGATATAGCGAATCTTGCCGCCCGAGGCGGTGAGCATGCGCCCCAGAGTCTCGCGCGGCGTTGCGTTGACCTCGAATGCGCCGTTAAGGGTGTAGCGGTGCTCGAAGGTGGTGGTAAGGGTATGCGTGCCGGTCCCGGCGCCGGTTATGTCCACCACCGTCCCGGCGACGGCGTTGGCGTAGGTCGTCGCCAAGCGCAGCGTGCCGTTGGTGCTCGGCACGGCGTAGTAAGCAATCGAGGATAGACCGGCGGGCAGCGTGCCGGTGGTGGTAGGCACCACGCTGTAGCCGAATTGCGGCCGGTTAGAGCCCGCCGCGAGGGTGATGGTATCGGTGGCCGCGTCGGCGGTGAATGTCGCGCTCTCGGCCACGCGCGTCACGTCCTCGTCGTCGATATGGGCCGAGGCGATGAGCGCCGCCTCGTCGATCTCGCTCGCGTAGACGGCGCCGATGCCCGCGTACTGGTCGCAGATCAGATCAGCTTGGCACAGACTCGAGTTTTCAGACCATTTCGTAGTCGTGGTCCACGGGTCGTAGACCTTTTTGCCGCGGATGATGGCGGTAATGTTCGGCAGGCCTTGCGGGAACGCGGACACGCCGGCGAGCCGAACGTAAATTTTTGTGCAGCTGGTTTGGCGGTGCGCGTCGGTCCAGACGCCGGAGGTTTCGCCCGCGGTCGCGTACACTAGGCCGTAGGTATTGCTCGGTACACCTTCGCCGGCCACATAGGCCGAGCCGTTCCAGTATTCGGTAAAAAACGGCTGGCCTGCCTCGTCGCCGAGCGATTTGTATATACGCGCCAGGCCGGCGAAACTCTTGGTTTCGGGCACGGTGACCGGAGGGGCTTTCGCAAAGCGATAGGTCGGCGAGGTCGGATCGTCGTCGATCGGCACCAGGACGTCATCAAAATAGATCGACTCAATTTCGGTCGAGACGTGCCCGGCGAAAGTGATGACCAGGTGCAGATAGCCGGCGGCGTCGCCGTGCATGTAGGTGATGGTGCCGCCGCAGCGGGCGCGACCATAGATATATTGCCAGTTGGCGATCGGCTGGCGCATCGTGAGCTGGTTTTGCGATACCGCCTGCTCGCGCGATGGCGACTGGCCGGGCTTGTCGGAGAATGCGGCGTTGATGGTTGATGCCACCAGACCGCCAGCGAGCGCGCCGGCGAACGATGCCGCCGAGAATACGCCGACGACGCCGCCGAGGCCGACGGTCACGGCGCTGCTTGCCCACATGCCCGCCGCGAGGGCAATCACTGAGGTAGGCATCTAGCCGACCCTCCAAGCGCATAGGCACGAAAGTGTAGGGATATAGACCAGCCCATCGGACCCGAGGAGCGCGGTATCGCGCCCGAGGCACACGCCGAGGTGCTTTTCGCCGTCCGCGGTCTCGACGAGGCAAATGTCGCCGCGGCGCGCCAGGCGCGTATCGACCGAATCCTCGCCAAAAAACCAGCTGATAGCCGCCTCAAAGCTAGAGCCGAATTTTGCGATAGTGGCCAGGGCCTCGCGCTTGGTGGCGTAGCCCTCGAACTCGGACCAGCGATCGACGCCGGTCAGGGCCTCTACGGTGCGCAATGCCACGCGCAGGCAGTCGTGCTGGCCAAGGACGTAGGGTACATCGCGCGCCCCGGCGATCACGTCGTCGAGGCGCTGCTCCCAGCCTTCGAGCCTACGCGAGGACATGACCACCGCCTGATCCGCCGCCTGCGCCCGATGGCGAAACTCCGACGCGGCGCTCGCCCCAAGGTGTCACGCTGTTTTGCAGCGCCGGCACGAAATCGAAACCGAGATCCGCAGGATAGCGCAGCTTCTGGTCCTCGCTGGTGTAGCGGCGCTGGCGCACGCGCTCGGCGTCGATCAGGCGCGATTCATAGGCGACGGAAATGACCGTGTGCGCAGGGTCGGGCACGATGTCCGGTTTATCGGCGCGTCCTTTGAAACAGAGGAACGGGTCCGCAATCAGCGCGCCCGTATCAGTCAGTAGGCCGAGCCAGACACTGCCTAGCAAGCCGCGGCGCACCTGGGCGAGCGCCACCGGGATGAGCGACGACAGATCGCCATTCAAGGACACAGTGAAATTGATCGCCTGCAGCTCGGATACCTCCTGCACTGAGCTGATCTGCATCAACCCGCCGTCGCCGGTCCATGTGTGGCCGTTCCATGTAAGCGAGCCGTAGCCGGTGAAAAGGCGCAGCGTGCCGCCAGAGAATTCACCCTCGTACAAAAACAGCGGCTTGACCACGCCTGTAGCCATCGCGGCAATCATGCCAGCGGTCAATGCGCGGGCCATCAGAGCGCCTCTACGGCAGCAAATGTGAGGCCATAAATCGAGGCGCTTCCGATGCTGTAACTGCGCAGATTTTCCGCTAGACGCCAGACGCTTTTCGTACTGGCAACGGTGATAACGGCATTGTCGGCAGGAGCCGTCCGTGGCCCAGGCCATAATTCAAGCGTTGCATTTCCCGAGCCGTCGCTGTTTGCGGCTTGAATAACTTTGTGCAACCGCGACGTGGAAGTGGTCCCGAGTTGTATCCAGTCGCCCAATTTCAAAATGGCAGTACCATTTGTCCAACCGTCAGTTATCAGCGTCCCGCCTGTCTGACTGGCACCGTTGACCAGTGGCGAGCCCGTCGGTGTACCGCGCGCCGTGGCACCGGCTCTATCGCCAAGCAGGAACGTCCCGCGCCGGCCGCGCAAGGACGCGAGGAAAGCGACCCATTCCTCGGCATCAGCGCGGAGCATCGGCGCAAGCTGTACCTCAATCGCCCAGCGCTTGCCGGGGTGCTCGTAGACCTCCTGACTGAATGTGTAGGGCGATTCGCCAACGCCTACGGCGTCGATCATGGAAAACCGGGTATCAACAATGTCGCCGACAGACGGGACGGACACTGGGAACGAAATCGCCATCAGCCGCCCCTGACGCGAGCCTGCCGCAGGACGTTGGCGGCGCGCGGTTCTACCGACGCATTGAGACTGCGAACCATGCTGTGCAATGCATCAACGGCCTCCACTGATGCGCCGCGCAAGTCCGGGTAGATGTTAATTGTCGAACCGCTACCGCCGGTATTGTTCCCGCCGCTGAACGTAGCCCGCTCCGGTCCTGCCTCGCCTGCGAGGAATAGTGTCGGCTTATTGACCATGAAGTCGCCGCCAGCAGCCATCGGAATGACGCCAGCAGCAAATTGATCGGCTGGCGAAGGCCCTGACCCTAGCAACTTCCCTAGAGCCCCAATCAACCCGCCATCGGATTCCATCGCCTTCGCCAGCGGCTTCGTGATGCTGTTCTGGATCTGAATCCGAATCAGATCGGTAATGATCGAATCGGCCAGGCTCTTGAAGTCCATCTTGCCGGTCTTGACGAAGTTGACCAGCGCATCCTCCATTCCCTTGAATGCGTTCGTGAACAGCATGCGCGACTGATTCGCCGCGCTTGCCACATTGTCGGTGTAGTCATTCAAAGCGCCCTTCGCCCCGACCGCCCAGGATCGTTCTAGTTCCACGCGCGAGGAAACGCTGGCGACGGCAATGGCCTTTTGCGCTTCGGCCTGGGAAACGAGAAAAGCCTTTTGCGCTTCGTACTGTTCGCCGGTCAGCACTTTTTCACGCAGCGCTAACAGGTCAGCGGTCAGCTTTATGTCGATCTTGTGCGCTTCGCTCAACTGCTGCTGCGCCAGAGTGTTTTTACCGATCAGCCCGATCTGAAATTGCAAGTCCTCGATGTAGGCTTCCCCGGCCTGGGTTATTTCGCGCTGCTGTTTCGCGAGGTCTGTTTCGACTGCGTACTCCTGTTTCATCGCTTCGATGCCCAAATTGGCAACAACAAGCCGAGCCTTGTCTATATCCAGTTCGCGCGCTTTTGCGAGAAGATTCCCGGCGTGGCTCTTCCCTTCCGCGTCGATTGCAAAAGACACTTTTTGAAGCGAGCCATAGAGAAGTTCGTATACGATTTTCTGCTCTGCGGTCTGGTTGTTGACATTACCAAGTTCCATTTCAAGACGCTGCAAAGCGCCTTCGTATAGTTTCTGCTCGGCTGCAGCTTTCGCAGCATCAACGGGCTCGAAGTTGAGTTTTTTCAGCTTCGCGCCGCCGGAACTCCCTTCTAAATCTCGCGCCGTATCCTCGGCATTTGCCTTGCGAAGTTTGATCGCGGCTTGTACCGAATCTGAAAACGAAGTATCCACATTCGCAGACAGGAATCCGCTTTTCGACATGCGCGCTTGCAGTTTTATGTTTTCCCGCTCCGCTTCCTCGCGTAATAATGTCAACGCTTGGTCTTTTTGCGCCGATGTGCCTGGACCGGCCATGATTGAAATAGCTGCTATGCCAGCTTGGCTCGCCTTAAAATACCGCTCGAATGGTGCGCTGATTTCCGAGAGCAAACTAGCAGACGTTTTCATTACATCAACAAGCCGCGCTACGCCCATCGCGCCCGCGTCCGCCCAATTCTCGATTGACTTGTCCGCCGCCAGCCGTTTTACTGACCCGCCGAGGGAATCGACATTCTTGGAAGCATCAAGCAACACGCCGACAAACGTCTGCATCGTGGGCAACAATGCGCTAACCAGCGTATTCCAGAGGATCTCTTTTTGTCGGTTCAGTTTCGCCACTTCTACGCCGTAGGCTTCAGCGGCAACCGCCTGATCGGTCGTAACTGCCGCATCAACCGCACCAAGCTCTGCCATTTTCTTGAGCGTGGGCAGTATTTCAGCGCCCGCCTTGCCGAATAACGCCTGGGCAATAGCGGCCTTTCCGGCACCGTCCTCGTAGTTGATGAGCTTTTTCGAGAGTTCACCGAACAGGACGCTCGGGTCTTTGAGGTTTCCAGCAGCGTCCTTAGCGGACAGACCAAGGAACTTGAGCGCCTGGCTGGTCACGGCAGTTTCGTTGCCCGCACCAGACATTCCCTTGCTCAA